GCCAGTGAGCGGCCTGCGCAAGCATGGCCGCGCCGCTGTTGCTTCGGTTCCAGCCGTGCCACGTCCGTTCGGTATGGATGTGTGGCAGGGACTGCGGGCTTACCAGGGCACCTTCAAAGTCGGCGACAGCCTCGGTGTGATACCTGCGCCACCAGTCCATGTCGAGCGCATAGAGCACGTCCGCCCAGGGGCAAAGGCGGAACGTGGTGTTGGTTACGAAGACTGCGCGCGCCTCGCCCTCCGACCGCCACGCACGGGCGCGTTCGCAGTCCTCTGGGGTGAGACTGGGGCCGCTGGCGATGCAGACGACCTCTCGCCAGCGGCGGTGGAAGGGTTTTGCTCGGTCGGGCCATCGCCCACCACCACGATCAGGCCCGCCTTTTCAAGGGCAGTGGCGTGTTGCTCGGAAACGTGGAACCGATCGCCACGGTAGCGGCGACCAGCGTGCTCGAAGCCGCTAAGCGCTTCAACTTCTTTCATACCGTTCTCCCGAAGCCTGGGCGCCGGTCGGCGCCCAGGTAGTAGTGGATCAGGCCGAGGTGCCGTCCAGACCGTCGAAGGTGCCCTTCACGAAGGCCTCCGGACGGAACACGGTGAGGCCAAGGCGCTCCTCGACCAGCAGCGTGACCATGTTCTTCACCACGTTGTCGCGGTCTTCCAGGCTGACGATCAGGTTGACATCTTCGCGGTCCCAACCCTGCGCGCCCTGCTGGAAGGAACCCACCAAATAGTCGCCAGCGTCCATGGCCGAGGTCGCCACAACCGGGCGCGCCCAGATGCCGGCAGCGGTGACGAACCGCGGGTTAGAGAACAGGTAGTCGTTCTGCGCGTTCTTCAGCAGCTCGATCGCCGCCCAGTCGACCTTGCTGAGCACGATGCCATCGGCGTCGTACTCGGCCAGTTCGGCCTGCAGGATGGCCAGGCGCAGGCGGTCGATGCGGGTTTCCGCCTGCACGACCACGCCCGGATTCGCATAGGCCGTGGCCTGGGTGTACAGGCCGTTGATGTTGAGGCCCACGCCCGAACCCTTGAGCAGCTGGCGATCCTCGACCAGCTTGAGGCCATAGGTCAGGCGGTTGTCGATGTAGCTCTGGAGCATCGGAACATCGGACAGCACCTGTTTGGTGGCGCGGATCCAGTGCGCGATGGTCACCACCTTCGCAGCGTCTTCCTCGAAGGTCAGCTGCGACTCGGGCTTCAAGCCCGACGGGTTCTCGCCCACCGGTGCGGCGCTGTTGGTGAAGCCGGTCTCGCGGACAAATTCCAGGCTGTTCGAGGTCGTGCGACCCCACGACAGCAGGTCGCGGATATGCAGCGCAGTGGGCGGCGGGGCGATGATCCCGGGAATGCGCTGCGGGACGATCAGGTCACCCGCGGACGCGGGATCGCTCGTGATGGAGGCGCTAACGCCGGTGCGGAACTTGGCACCAGGCGACTGGCGGAACGCCTCGAAGCCGTCGGCAGAAACCAGCTGCTCGCCCATGGACCGGGGACGGGCATTGTCGCCGCCACCCTGCTCCATCTTCGCAACGGTCTGCTCGGCCTGCTGGAGGCGCGCACGCAGTTCGCCCTGCTCGGTCAGCAGCTTATCGACGCTTGCGCGGGTCTCCTCGCTCAACTGCGAATGGGCCCTGATTTCCTTGTCAGCTTTTTCGGCATACGACTTCACCTCGTCGCCGATGCGCTTCAGTTCGGCCTGAATGCCTTCCGGCAGGGCGGCGAGCACAGGGGCCGCCATGGTCAGGCCATGGGTACCGGTGAGAGACAGGTGGTGCGCGGCGGTGCCGGCGGACGCGTCGAGGGCGAACAGCACGCCCACGACCATGAGGACCGCGAGCGCGATCAGGTATTTCTTGTTCATGGGTAACTCCTGGAGGTTGGTCAGAACGAAACGCTGCGCAGCGCGGCGGTAAGGTCCGCTTCGCTGGGTACTACGGGGGCCGGATCGCCCTGGCCACTGCCGGCGGGATCACCCTCACCGGTGCCGGCGGGGTCACCCACGCCGGACTTGAACTGGCTGATGAGGCGCATGGCCTCGCTTTTTGGCATGCCGGAAGCACGCAATGCGGCTTCCATGCGGCGGACGGCCGAAGCACTCTTCTTGCCTTCGTCCTTGCCCACCTGGTCACTTGATAGGAGTGAGTCCGCGAAGCTCTGCTCGACGGCCGCGCTGCCTCCGATCCAGCTTTCGCCGTCCATGAGCTTGAGCATGGCTTTGGGGTCGGCGCCGGTGCGCGCTGAGTACACATCGGCCATCGAGTTATCGAACGGCTCGATGGCATCCGCCAGGGCGCGGAAGTCGTGCCGGTTGCCAATACCGATGGTCCAGCAATTGTGGATCATGAGGAACGCCGCCCGGGCGATCTGGATTTCATCGCCGCCCATGGCGATGATCGACCCAGCCGATGCGGCCAGGCCCATGATCTTTACCGAGATCTCGCCAGGATGGTCGCGCAGCATGTTGTACATGGCGAAACCTTCGAACATATCGCCGCCGGGCGAGTTGATCGCCACGGTCACCGGACCTTTGCCCAGCGAACGAAGCGCACCGGCCATGCGCTTCGCGGTGAATCCTTCACCGGTCCACCAGTCTTCGCCGATGACGTCATAAATACCGATGGTTCGCTCGTCGGAGTTCTGCTCATCGGAGGCGCGGAGTGTCGCGTCCCAGGTATTCAGGGCACGCGGCGAGACGTAGCTGCGCACGTCCATCTGCGGCCGGCCCGCCAGGGCCGCCGGCAATGCTCGGAGGGTCATCAGTTAATCCTTAGCCCGGCGTGGGCTGTTCGGGTTCGCGCAGCCAGCTCACCAGGGCGGCCCTGGCTTGCTGGGCATCTGTGGACTGGCCGAGGGAGTCCAGCGGCGCCAGGGCCGTCTGTACCGTCAGCACGGCAGCGTTGCCGCCCATCGGTTCGCGGTCTTCAAGCTCGCGTACCTCGTCGCGGGTCATGATGCCGTTGTTCACCATGACCGAATAGAACGCCGCGCGCGCAGCGCTGTCGGCCCGCAACAGGCCTTCAACGGCAAATTTCGGGTAGTAGCGCGTGCGCTCTGCCGGCGTGAGCAAGTCTTTGCTGATCGCCTGCTCGATTCGGCGAAGCCATGGACCCAGGGTGAACGTCAGAAACCCGATCATCTGCTGCTCGATGCCAGTGCCCCAGCTCGAGCTTTTCTCGGTGTGCCCGACCATCCAGGGCGGCACCCGGAACCACCGGCAAACTTCTTCCACCGAGAAAGCCCGAGATTCCAGCAGCTGGGCATCATCGGGGTTCATCCCGATGGTGCCGAAGTCCATGTCGCCTTCCAGCACCGGAACATCGCCGGTGTCCAGCGAATTCTTCACATCGTCGATGGACTGGCGATATTCCTCGCGCTGCTTCTTCGTCAGAAACGTCTTCAGCTTGAGGAAACGCGTTGGCTTCAGTCCGGACTTGAAGATGCTTGCCGCTGTTCGGTCTGCCGCGAGCGCGTTGCCCATAACGGCCGCGCAGTATCGAATGACGGAAACGCCGCATTTGCCATCCAATGAGAAGCCTGGGATGGTCCAGATGCGATCGGGAGGGATGACACGCTGCTTACCGTTCTCCTCGGTGTACCGATATTCTTTCTTGCCATCCGCGCGCCGCGACGCGGAGAGCCGATCCGGCGACAGGAACTGCAGGCCGATCACCCGATTGCCACTCATCAGCTTCTCGCAACGCCCATTGCCGCGCAGCAACATGGCGGCCACTGTGGCTTCCCAATGGACCGCAGCCGTGGTGTCGGCGTTCGGTTGGTCGTGCAGCACCATTTGCAGCGGATGGCTCGTAGCAACACGCTTGCCTTTCGACGTCTTCTCGTACATCGACAGCGGCAAGGTCGCGATGGTCTCCGAGATGAGCCGCGTGCATCCCCAGACCGCGGACAGCGTCAGCATCTTCTCCGTGCTGACATGGACCCCTGCTGGCGAATCGCGCCCGACGACTGAGGGCCAACCTTCAGGATCGGTCAGGGAGAGCGGAATGCCCAGCGCCTTGAAGATCGCTGTGCGAACCGGCCCGACCTTATGCACCTTCGGTTTCGCCATGGTCAGCGGGCCACAATCGGGTTCATCAGGAAATCCTCCAGGCCGCCCTTGGCTTCCGGGTTAAGAGCCATGAGCGAAACAGCATTGAAAACGGCCATCAGGGGGTCGATCTTCGCGAAGCCCGAAGCCTGTTTCGTGATGTTGACGGCGTTACCGATTGGCACGATGCGGGCGTTGCCTACGCACCAGCTCATCATCGGCTGCCCGCCGTGGAGCATTTCGCCCTCGGCCAGACGACGTTCGGCGGTCTTGATGGCACCACTCAGTTTCCAGCCCTGGCTGATGCCCACCACGGCTTCCTTGGGGATGTCGACGGCCTCCAGGGCATCCAGGATGCCGCCCAGGCCCGCCGGGTCGACGCCGATCTTGTCCATCAGTCCCGACTCGAAGATCTGGGCCACGTACTGGGCGACCTCGTCGACGTCGTCGCCAATTTTCTTCACCAGCACCAGGTCGCCGTCGTTGATGAAGTCCTGGAACCTTGCGGCCTCACTTTTGCGCCGTTCCATCACCGATGGGTGGGCCCACGCCTTGGTCCACGTGAGCCATTCCCCAGTGCGCTTGTCCCGACCGATCACGCCGAGACCGAGCAGATCATCCAGGCCGCCGCCGTCGATGCCGACCGTCACGACCTCGCTGCGCGACAGGAGGTATTCCAGCGGCAAGCCTTTGCGCCGGGCTTGTCCCTCCCAGAAATCGGCGCCCGCCCATCGGTCGGAGCGCAGCGCCAGGCCGATCTCGACGTTCAAGTGCTTGGCCAGGAAGCCACGGATCGAGTCCTCCCCGGCCTCCTCGGCCTTGGTGAACTCGCGTGTCAGGAAGTCCTCGTCTACCGAAACCCCCAGGTTTGGGTTCGTGACGTAGAAGTTCTTCGGGTTCCGGTGCTCATTGGCCTTGAGCATGGCCTCCGGAAACTCGTACAGCACCGGCAAAAAGCGCGGGTCAACGATCCGGCCGTCGCGCACGCCGCGGGCATATTGCAGCTTCTGCTTGAACACACCTGCGGGCGGGTCCGACGACTGCGTCGACAGGAAGATGGTGAAGCCTTCTGGACGCGACGCCAGTCCACCTGTGGCCTCGCGCAGCATGTTCTCCGCATCGTGCTTCTTGCCAAACAGCCATAGCTCGTCGATCAGGACGCCGGTAGCCTTCTTGCCGCTGACCGTCTCATTGTCAGCCGCCACCACCTTCAGGGTCGCGCCCGTGTTCCGGTGCGTAATTGTGCGGATGTGGTCCTGGACCTGGAGCAGGTCGGCCAGCTCTTCGTCGTGCCGGACCATGTCGCGGGCCGGGAAGAACGAGTTGTTTGCCACCTCAATGGTGGGTGCGAGGATCAGGTACTCGGCCGACAACCGCCAATTCCGAAGCAGCGCCGTCATCATGATGCCGGCAGCCGTGGTCGACTTCGTGTTTTTTTTGCTGATCAGCAGGAAATATTCCTGAATCAGCCGACGCCCTATTTCAGGGTCGTACGAACCGAACACCGAGCCGACGAAGTCGAATATCCAGGGCGCCGCGGCATCAGCCATGCGCGGACTGCCGGGGGCGTCCACCACCTTTAGTTCGCTGAAGACGTCAATCGCCGACTGGGCCTCCGAAGGGAACAGCGGCGCACATGGCACCAGCGACTCACGAGCAAGGATCCGGCGTTCCCAGTCCGGGCACGCCGTCGTCCAGGTCGGCATCACGTCAGTTCACGCGGCCTGGCGAGCGTGGCGGAGGCGGCGCCGGCGCGAACCGACCGCCGCCGGCAGCGCGCGCCGCATCGGCCCGTGCCTGCTTCTTCCCCGCCTCGCCGACCTTGCCGTGTACGAACGGCGCCGCGGCGATCGCCATGCGGTCCCGCCGCTCGTTTTCGGCCAGCGGGTTATTCATGACCTGGAGCATGTAGGTAAGCGGATCAACCTTGGCCGGGATGTGCTCCCCTTCCATTGCCGCGGCCTCGGCCGGACTGGCCGGCAAGAGAACGCCTTCAATCTTGGGTGTTGCCGCCGACTTCTTCGAGGCCTTGCCGCGGCCAGCGGCCTTTTTTGGGGCCGACTTCTTCGGCGCGGTGGCGGGCGGCTTCTTCGCTTTGCTCCCCGACCCTTTCGGTCGGCCGGCACCTGGTCGAAACCCACCGCGCGGCATGCTTGTGCTCCGAAATCAAAAATCAAAGAATCAAAAAATGGAAAAAAATCCCTGCGTGAGAAGCCACGGGGTCTAGAACGCGTGAGGTGGTGAACAATCGACCCACCCCACCCCGCAAACGAGAATCGCTCTCAACGTCCCGCACGAAGCTGACCGATGATGCGACTCGCTCTCATTGCATTCCGATGGTGACTGCACCTGAGACCCGGTCTCATCCGTGCCTGCCCGCGTGCTCCTCGCGCTGCTTGTCGCTGCTGTGATGCGGGGTGCATAGGGTCTGCCAGTTCGATCGACGCCAGAACAGCTTCATGTCGCCTCGATGCGGCACCTTGTGGTCGACCACCGATCCGTACGGCACGGGCACGCCAAGGTCGGCGCATGCCAGCACGATGGCAGCCAGATCACCTTCGACCATGCCCAATTCCTTCAGGCATTTGACGCAGCACGGATGCTCGGCCAAGTACGCCTTGCGTGCCTGTTGCCACGCATAGCCGTAGCCTCGCTTGGTGGACGTCTTGCCAGCTCGCCATGAATCACCAACCTGAGTAGCGAGCCGGGCCTGTGCCATAGGCACGCGGTTAGCCAGCGTCACTACCTTGGACATGGGCTCATCTCAAGCACGAGGCCATGCTTGATGATCGCGCTCAGCTTGTCCTGATCGGGCTCCATGCCCGTTGCAATACAAAACGCCATGAGTGCGCGTAGATATAGACGAAGCCACCAACGCTGCCGCACCGTCACAGTGACTTGGATGACGTCACGCCCTGTCACGGTTGGTCACCAGCCTGGATGCTGCGGATTCCATCCAGTTGGCTATTGCATTGCTCCAATGCGGCACGACGGGCGCGGGCCACACGCACCGCTTCACCCACAGTGCGGTCGTTCGGCTCGGTGATCGGGCACGGGGCAGTTAGCTTGTCCGGTACGGGGACGTAACGCACGACCGGCACCT